GAAGAAGACAAACTTACACAAAAAGCAAAAAGGTTAGGATATGCTTAGAAAAGGCGAACAACTACAATACTTACTTGACTATAGAGACGGTAAAATAAAGCAAGGTTTAGAAATAGGTTGTGAACTTGACAAGCACATAGTATTTAAACCTAAACAGCTGAATATAATTTTAGGACACGACAACGTAGGTAAGTCTTATTTCGTCTTTTGGTACTTTTTGACACTTGCACTTAAACACGAACTTAAATTCTGTCTATGGGCAGGAGAAAATAGCTACGGTCAAATACTTCGTGATATGATACAAATGTACACAGGTAAACCGTACAAGACTTTAAGCCATAAACAAATAACAAGCGCAGCTACTTACCTAGAACAATACTTTGACTTCATAGACAATTCAAAGCTTTACAAACCTGCAGAACTTTTAGAACTATTCAGACAGTCAGATGCAGATGCTTGTTTAATTGATCCATACACCGGACTAGATAGAAAGATGGGTTATGAAGGCAACTATGAATTTTTAAATATGGCACGTCAGTTTGTAAACGAGACAGGTAAGACTATCTACATAAACACGCATCCAACTTCTGAAAGTGGTAGAGGTGGAAACATATTTCCTGTAGGTCATAATTGGGCAGGTCATCTTAAACCACCTATGGCTGCACACATTGAAGGAGGTAAAAGCTTCTTAAATAGATGCGATGACTTCTTAGTAATACACCGTCTAGTAAAACACGAATCTATGAAATATGTAACTTTAATTTCTGTAGACAAAATAAAAGACACAGACACAGGAGGTCAACAAACGTTGTTAGAAGACTATATATTTTGTGAATTTAATCGTGGTCTAGGTTTTGAAATAGGAGGCGTAAACCCACTTAAAAAATTAAGATGAAAACGTTTAATAGTATAAGTGGTGGTCAAACGTCTGCATATTTAGAAGTGCATTATCCAAGTGATTATAGAGCATTTGCGTTAGTAAGAACATTAGACAAAAATTGTATTTATCCCGATGCAAAAGTAAGACAGATGGTAAGCGACAAGATAAATGCAGAATTTGTTGGTACTTTAGAAGATGACATAATTATAGACACTATTTTAGATTTAGAGCAATACACAGGTAGAGAAATAAAATGGGTAACAGGTAAAACATTTGATGAAATAATTGAAAGAAAAACAGGCATACCAAACTTACCACAACCAATGCGTAGATTTTGTACGTTAGAGATGAAAGCAGAACCGTTGTTTAAATATTGGTTAAGTTTAAATATTGATGCTTGGGAATGTCGTTTTGGCTTTAGAGCAAATGAAAAGCGTAGAGCAAAAAACACAAACAACAGACTTAACGAACAAGGTTTGCTTACACATAAAGGAATTATAGGCAAACACAAAAACGGTAATAACAAATGGAAAGAATTTGCTTATCAAAAACCAAGCTATCCTTTAATAGAAAATAATATCTTTAAAGACGAAATCCAAAAGTTTTGGAAAGATAAACCTGTAAGATTTGCTTGGATGAATAACTGCGTTGGGTGTATGCACAAGCAACCAATGCTTTTAAAGAAAATGATGACTAAGCACCCAAATAAATTACAATGGTTTATTGATCAAGAAGAAAAAGCAAAAGTAATGAAAGGCAACACTTGGAGGCAAGATGCTTTATACAAAGAAATAAAAGAATGGAATCCACAAATAGAACTTTTTGACGATGATTTTAATGACTGCGATAGTGGTTATTGCGGATTATAAAACAAAACTATGAACACCTTAGAAATATTAAAAGCCAAGATAAACCTAAAGACTACAATCATAAAGTTTAAAGCAAGTCTTGACGAACTTGTAGAAAAACACGAAGGCAGAACAGACTTAATTACTTCTATGAAAGAAAGCTTAGAAGACATAGAACACTTTAATTCCGTTTTTATGAAGTTTGAAGAAGAATATTATTTAGAATGTAAAGCTAATCTTAGAAATCAAATAATTATTGCAGAACATAAACACGAAATAGACAAGCTAAAAGAAATTATTAACGATGCTAAATTAGAATTATGATAAAGGTGGGTAGCGACTTTAGTGGTGTAGGTGCATTTAATCAAGCATTAATGCGTTTAGGTATTGAATACTATGAGGTTTTCGCTTGTGATATGGACAAGTATGCAAGAGAAACATTTATACATAATTACGGAGAACCTAAATACTATCCTAAAGACGTTTACGAAAGAGAAATACCAAAAGAAAGCTTAGACATTTATATGACTTCGCCACCTTGTCAATCGTTTAGTTTAGCCGGAAAAAGATTAGGCAAAGACGATAAAAGAGGCGTATTGTTTTTTAATAGTCACGAATTTATAAAGAAGAACAAACCAAGATACTTTATATTTGAAAATGTTAAAGGTCTGTTGTCAGACGATAACGGTAACACTTTTAAAGAGTGGGTAAATATGTTAGGTGGCAAAAGCGTAAACGGTCTGCCTGTATTGTTTGCTTATGAAGACAGCGTACCTTATCACATTTACTACAAAGTAATGAACGCAAAAAAACACGGAGTACCACAAAATAGAGAAAGAGTTTTTATTATAGGTATTCGTGACGATAAAGACAATCATTTTAGATGGGCAAAAGAAGAACACTTAACTAAACATTTAAAAGACTTGTTAGAAATTAAAGTAGATGATAAATACTTTATTAGTCAAAAGCTTTTTGACTGTTTAAGTAATTACAAAAACGATAAATTTGAAGTTAAGACAGAATTAGTAAACACGACAAAATTAGCAAGAACAGTTACTACAAGAGGTGCAATGATAGGACGGCAAGATAATTTAGTTTATGATATTTTGAAGGTTCGTAGTTGCACTACAAAAGGTTTTGAAGTTGCAGAAAAAGGTGATAGCATAAATATAGATATGCCCAAGAGTAAAACAAGAAGGGGGAGAGTAGGTAAAAAAGTAGCTAATAATTTATATGCACAATGTTTGCAAGGTACTTTAGAAAAACAAGGCATAAGAAGATTTACACCAAGAGAATGCTTCAGACTTATGGACTTTCCCGATACGTTTACTTGGACTTGTTCAGAACGCCAAGCATACAAACAAGCAGGAAATAGTATAGTAGTACGGTGCTTAGAATTAATAATAAAACAATTTAACTTATGAAATGCCCACAATGCACAGAGTCAATAAAATGGCAAGAGCAACACGAATACCAAGACTTTAACTTAGAAGGCGAAGGAATAATAGGCACATACATTTGCGTAAACGAAGAATGTGCAGTAGATGACGTTTACATATTTACGCCAATAGAACAATAAAATAAAAAAACAATTATGGATTTATTTAGCAATAAAGAGAAGATAGACCAAAACAAAGAATGGGAAAAAGAATGGAATGGAATGCCATCTTACAACAATGTTAAAACAAAAAAGCCTTTTATAACTGCTACGTTTAAATTTAGAAATCAGGAAGATTTTGATTTTTTTAATAATTTTTTAAAAAAAGAATTATATAAAGAGGCAAAAATTTTTGATGGGATGCAAAGAAAAGATAAAAAATCAACTTGGTATCCATTAAATGAAAAGGCAAGTAAATTTATAGTTTTATGAATCCTAAATTTCCAATTTACATTATAAGCAAAGGCAGATGGGAAAGAAGGCAAACAGTAAAAACTTTAGAATTTGCCAATGTTCCTTATAGAATAGTAGTAGAGCCAAAAGAATATAAATACTATTCTAAAGTAATTAATTCAAATAAAATAATTATAGCACCCGAAAATTTTAGCGAACAAGGCAAAGGAGGCATACCTGTTAGAAATTATGTATTTGAGCATTCAATAAAAGAAGGTTATAAATGGCATTGGATACTTGACGACAATATAGAAAGCATAGAAAGGTATGAAAACAACCTTAAAATTAAATGTAAAACTGCTACACCTTTTAGAGTAATAGAAGACTTTGTCTTGCGGTATGAGAATATTGCACAGGCAGGAATGAATTATGCTTTATTTTGTCCTTCAAGCGAAGCAAGACAACCTATTAGATTTAATACAAGAATCTATTCCTGCATTCTTATAAATAATTCTATGCCTCACAGATGGAGAGGTAAATACAATGAAGATACAGACTTAAGTTTAAGGTTTTTAAAAGATGGTTATGTAACTGCGTTATTTAATCAATTTTTAATTGGCAAACGCGCGACAATGTCTCAAAAAGGAGGCAATACAGATTCTATTTACAATGAAGGAGATAATAGACTTGCCTTTGCTCAGTCTTTGGCTAATCAACATCCCGATTGCGTAAAGGTTACTAAAAAATTTGGTAGATGGCATCATCAAGTTAATTATAAACCTTTTAGATTTAATGCTTTAAAAAGAGTAAAAAACTACGACAAAATAGTAAAAAAAGGCGTTAACAATTATGATATGAAAATTGTAAAAATTAAATAAATGCCACGTTGTAAAAACTGCAAAGAAAAATTCGAAGCAAAGCACTTTAACCAAAAATATTGCTTTAAGTCTGAATGCGTTAAGATATGGGTAAAAACTGCAAAGGTCAAGAATTGGAAGAAAGAAAAAAAAGAACTAAAAGAATCTTTAGAAACTGTTCAAAGCTTAACTAAAAAAGCGCAGCGTTATTTTAACGCATATATAAGAGCAAGAGATATTGCAAAAGGTTATCCGTGTATTTCTTGCGGTAAGCCACTACGCAAAGGCAATATAGATGCCGGGCATTACTATTCTGCAGGTGGACACAATGCAGTCAGATTTTCAGAACTAAACGTACACGCACAATGTAGTAGACCTTGCAACAAAGATAAAAGTGGTGATCTATTAAACTACCAAATAGGTATAGAAAAACGAATAGGAGGCGAAGAATTAATAAACCTACACGAAGAAGCACACAAAACACGAAAGTACACACGACAAGAATTAAAAGAGATAATAGAATTCTACAAGCAGAAAATAAAAAATGTAAAATAATTTCGTTTTTTATTTGTGTATACAAAATAAAGTATTATATTTGTGTATACAAATTAATTAACACGCTTAAAAAAACAAAATGACACACACAACACACACAACAGGACACGAACTTAATTGCATAATTACTAAAAAACAAGATATAATTAAGGCAGGTTTATTAAAAGACCTTTTATCTTTACAATACGGATACGCTATAGATTACAAAAAAGCAAACGGTTCACTACCAAAAACTAAATTTTATTACGGAAGAATGTAAAACCAACCGGGGCGAAAGCCCTCTTTAAAACCACAGGCGCAGCAATGCGCCTTTTTTTACACTTAATTTAATACACTATGAAACATTTATTTAAAGCACTTGCAGCTTTTCAGCAAGAAGTAAAGCCAATATTCAAAGGCACAAAAGGTTATGGCTATTCGTATGCAGATTTGCCTACGATCTTTGACAAGATTAATCCACTACTAGAAAAACACGGTCTAGGATTCACGCAACTAATTAACACACACGAAGAAGATAACTACCTAAACACTATTATCTTTCACGTTGAAAGCGGTGAAACGTTAGAATCAAACACACTTATACCACAGGCAACACTAAAAGGTATGAACGACTACCAAAGTTTTGGAAGTGGTGTGACTTATTACCGCAGATATTCGCTATCTTCTGCACTTGGTTTAGTAACCGACAAAGACACGGATGCTGCAGGTGAGCAAGTACCTGTAGTTAAGAAAGACAAGCTATCTAAAGAACGTTTTAAAGATGCGTTAAAAGCGGTACAAGAAGGCAAGATTACGAAAGACAAGCTTACAGACAAGTTTGCACTAACTAACGTACAATCTAAAGCACTTGAATTATGCTAAAGATTAGATGTTCTTCTATTGGTAAGATAATGACTAACAGTAGAAGTAAAACAGAAACACTAAGCAAGACCTGTAAGACATACTTACAGGAACTTGCAGTAGAAGAATTGTACGGTAAGCGTAAAGAGTTTAACAGTAGATACACGGACAAAGGCAACCAAGTAGAAGACGATGCAATAAAGTTAGCAGAAAGCGTTTTAGACTTAGGTTTTATGATCAAGAACGAAGAACACTTCGAAAACGACTACTTGACAGGTACACCCGATGTAAACACGGACATAGTCTTAGACGTTAAGTCTTCTTGGGATGCAACTACCTTTCCGTTCTTTGCAGAAGAAATACCTAACAAAGAATATTATTTTCAGCTTCAAGGTTACCTAGCACTTACAAACAAGACTAAAGCTTACTTATGTTATTGCTTAGTAAACACACCTACACTTATGGTAGAAGACGAAGTAAGACGTGCACATTGGAAAGAACACTTAATAGATGAAAGTGATGAACTTCGTGAACACGTTGAAGCACAACACAACTTTGACAATATACCTGCAGAAAAACGAATAAAAACTTTTGTTATAGAACGTGACGAACAAGTAATAAAAGACATATACGACAGAATAGAAGAATGCAGAAAGTATTACGCAACACTAATAAGTTAATTATGGATAATCAAATATTTGAACACTACAGGGAAATACAAAAAAGCGAACAACAAGCTAAACAACTTTTATTAAAGCTTGGCTACGTCATAGGCGACAGGGAAGCAATAGATGAAACTGTTATGCTTATCAAAAGCAGAAAGATAGATTTAATAGATGGTGTTGATCTAATTATTAAAGAACTAAACGAAAACGATGCAGACAACGAAAACACGAAAAACTAAAGTTATTAACATAAGAGTAACAGACGAACAAAAGAAGCTTTTAGAAGAAAAGGCAAGGCGAACACGAAAGACGTTAAGCGCATACATATTAAGTAAAACAATAAAATGACTACACGATTCGAAACACAGTCAGACTTGTCAAGAGAAGAAAACGCAATTAAAATACTTTGCGAACGAAGCAATGCAAAATATGAAAAGCTTGGCGAAAACGATGTAGACTTTAAAATAACAAAAGACGAAAAGACATATTATGCAGAAGTCAAAGGCAGAAATAGAACGCTAGAAAATTGCTATCCGTTACCTGTAGCTGCACGAAAGATTGTAAAGTTATGCGATACAAAAGCACCCATTATAATATGGGACTGTGAAGATGCTATAATATACGGCAACGTAAATAAGTTAAATGCTGAAGGTAGAACAGGAGGTAGAACGCCAAGAGAAGGTTCTACTAATGACATAGAATTTATGTTATACTTTGACAAACAAAAAGGATTAAAAACAATTTTAAAATAGATAACAATGGAACAGAAAAACAACACAGGTGCGATTTTTAAGAACGACTACAAAAAGACGGAACAACACCCGGACTACAAAGGCAAAGCAATGATAGACGGCAAAGTTAAAGACCTTGCAGTATGGTTAAACGAATCACAGAACGGAAAGAAATACTTCAGCGTTAAGTTTTCAGAACCTTACAACGCAGTACAAGAAGCAAAAGCACCAAAGCAGAATATGCCACAAGACTTGCCCGATACTGATTTACCTTTTTAGATTAGGTTAGGTTGTTTAGGGAAGCACTCAGAAATGGGTGCTTTTTTTATTCACAACGTTTCGTTAATAAGTACGTCTTTACACTACTAGAAAATAATCACTACATTTGTTTAAATACTAATCAATGAAATGGCTTAGTAAAGTTGCACAACACCACGAAGACTATTTGCGAATTGTAAAAAGTTTAGGTGTTGATGACTTAGCAGAAGACATAGTACAAGAAATGTACATTAAGATTAGTAAGTATTGTACACCGGAACGCATACTACAGGAAGACGGAACTGTAAACAAATACTACATAAGGTGTGTACTTTACAATTTAGTGCACGACTACCGTAAACAACAAAACAAGCTAAACAAAGTTAATATAGAAGAAGTGTACAACTTAGGAGTAGAATACGACTACATAGAAGAAACAGAAGCTTTTACTTCTTTAATCAAAAAAATAGATAGCGAAGTAGAAACGTGGCATTGGTACGATCAAATGTTGTTTAACCTGTATCGTGAAAGTGGTAAGTCAATACGAAAACTTTCTGAAGAAACACGAATAAGCACAAGCAGCATATTTCAGACGTTAAAGTATTGTAAGAACGAAATAAGAATAAACGTAGGTGAAGACTACGAAGATTATGTAAACGAAGACTACGAACACTTATGCGAATAAAAGACATAAAAGCAG